AAACAACTATGCCGCGAGCGAAATTATTGTTATTTTGTGTCGTGGTAGCCGGAGGTTCTGCAGCATTGTGTCTGCCTCGAGCCCATGGCAGAACGGAGCAGCCGAAACTGACCGAACTTGACATTGTGAGATGGTTCCTAAGGCGCGGACTCGACTTTACGTCGGGCCTGCGTACAAGGCTGCTTAACTATGGAAGTGAGAACCCATTCACTGCTTCGCATGTTGTGCGTAGCGAATTTTCCAAGCTCCCATTAGTGAAGGCCCGAGAGGTGAAGGGCCATTCCCACCCAACCGCGCAGGCACTGCGGTCCCAGGCGAACAGTTTTGCAACCTCGTTCGCCGAACGCTTAGGACGCACCCGTTTTGATCTCCAAACATCGAGAGCAAACCAACGGGCAGGGATCAAGGGACGGAGGGATTACTACTGGGGCAAGGATCTGGTCGCGGAGGACCAGAGTGATGAAATCGGAGACACTGATATTGTGACCATGATCGACGTGGATTACTATGTCGATATGCCTTCACGACTAGCGAACGACCCGCGCATCTATCTGCTGTACACCACCAACCCAAGCACCGCGGCTGGCTGTCATAACGACTCCAGCCACAGGTTCGAGGGCGGGCAGTACGTGTTGGATGTTGCCGGTGGAGGCACGTACCGCCACCCGCTCTGGGATTATAACCATGATTCAATTATGGTAACCCAGAAACTGTTCAACTACCCCCTAGCCGACGTCTACTACAACGTCGATCGCATTGGTGTGGCTGAGCACAGGGAACTGGTACTGCTGACACCTACACGCGTCGTGAAGCACCCGCTTATCTTTGGCAGGTTGGCCCACCACCGACTCCAGCGCCTTTGCCCGACGGCTGATGGTTTTACCGTCATTCGTTCGAAGACCAGAGGCCCTGAGATGGTGTCAATCGCCAAGGATGGAGGCAGGCTATGTGCAAACATTCTGGCTACCAAGCTAGAGGCCCTTCAAAACATCCACTCGCTGCAGAAAACACCACTTGGTGTTGGCGCCGTAGCGCGTGAGGTGAAGAACGAGGAGCAAGCCGCCGTGCTGGTGTCATATATCAGAGCCAACGGTCCTGAGAAGAGTGCCTACGTCGCCCCAGTCGAGGACGCCGTAAGGGCCTACCGTTTCATCACGGAGGAGCTGGGAGATCCTGATGCAAAGTGCGGCATTACAGCGTTTATGTCGCCAATCCTTGACCGCGCGGCTGCCCCGATTCTTGACCGGGGCAGCGAGGAGCGCGCAGTCAAGGGACGCATCAAGGATGTCAAGCCGCGGGAATTGCCCGCGGACTCCTTTACGGAGCAGTGCATGGGCGAGTTCGTCCAACTATTGTGTGGGAACACGAACCTCGAGCCTGTTAGCCCTGACGAAGTCTGGGCTAAGCAGGACAGACCATCCCAGCAGCGAATCCTCGCTGATGCCGAGAACCTGAGTTCTCCTGACAGGCGTATCTCCTCCTTCATTAAGAAAGAGGCTGGTGAGCTTGGCAAGGACCCTAGGATCATCTCGACAATCAACGGCCAGGACAAACTGCATTACTCGCGCTATACATATGCTCTGTCGGCTATGATGAAAGACGTGCCTTGGTACGCCTTTGGTCTCACGCCGGCGCAAATCACTGAGCGCGTAGTTGAGGTGGCCGCCGGGGCGGAAACCCTTTTCATGAGCGACTTTTCCAGGATGGACGGGCGAGTGGCCGAGCCACTACGCCACCTGGAAAGGATGGTCATGTTCAGGCTGTTCCCAACGCATATTGAACAACTTGATGACCTTATGCGGTCACAGTACAACCTCAAAGCGAAACTTTCCCTCGGTACGACTTATGACACCGGAACGTCCAGAGCGTCCGGATCTCCTGAGACTAGTGTGTTCAACACTATTGCTTCCGCTTTTGTCTCTTACTGCGGCCACCGCCGTACTAAGAGAGGCGAAGCGTACATGCAGCCACAGGAGGCCTGGAACAATTTGGGCATTTACGGAGGTGATGACGGCTTCACTCCCAACGCAGACCCCCGCGCCCAGTCGCGAGCTGCTGAGAGAGTTGGCCAGGTGCTTGAGGGGGAGCTTCTCAACAGAGGTGACGCTGGGGTCAATTTCCTCGCGCGTTACTATTCGCCGGACGTGTGGTATGGGGACGGAAATTCTTGTTCGGACATCCGTCGCCAACTGTCCAAGTTCCACACGACAGTACGTTTGCCGGACAGCGTCTCAGCAGCTGACAAGCTCGTTGAGAAGGCTCGCAGTTTTGCTGCCACTGACGCTGAAACGCCGATCATCGGTGACATCATTGATAAGGTCCTTTCCCTTACCGATGACATCGCCAGGATTGACGGAATCGGGTCGTGGTGGTCGCGCTACGACCGCAACGTCCAGTACACGAACATCCGAGCTGAATGGATGGACGACCTGTTCCGCAAACAGGTCCCCGACTTCACGTACGACACCTTCCATAGCTGGCTCAGCTCCTGCACCACTCTGCAGGAGGTCCTAAGCGCCCCCCTTTGTGAGGAGCGCCCTGAGCCCGTACCCACCAAGGCAGATTACGAGGTGGATGGCAGAACCATCCGAGCCAAGTAGAGCCAACAACTCCGCACCCAGCG